GTTCTCTTCATGGGCCTCAACGAAGCGCAGTCGGGCAAGCGCACGCGTATCACCTGCCACAAGGTCTCTGGCGGCGTGCTGCAGCAGTTCGCGGCGCTGGGCGAGGAGTACGGCGCCGGCGAGGTCAACGGCGCGCTGCTGACCGACACCCGCAAGACCGGCGTCGGCATCAGCCAGTACGCCACGATCGAGATGGAGGACTGATCTCCCCATGTCGGACGATCTGGAAGCGCTGGAGCCTTCGGGCTCCAGCATCAAGTACCGCGGCGAAGACATCGAGGTGACCCCGATCCGGGTCGGCCAGGTGCCCAAGCTGGTCCGGAAAGCGCGCAGCGCCATCAACGTCGTCATGGCCATGGATTCCATCCCGGACGCCAACGCGGCAGGCTTCTTCGACCTGCTCATGGACCTTACCGGCACCCATGGCGAGGAGGTCTACGAAGCGGTGGCCATCTGCGTTGGCCGGGATCCGGCCTGGATTGCCGACGGCGACATCGGCGAGTTCTTCGACCTGGCCAAGAAGGTGTTCGAGGTGAACCAGGATTTTTTCGCCCGGAGGCTCGGACCGCTCCTGGCGGTCCGGGCGGAAAGCGTGACGCCTGGGGATGGGCCGACGCCGTAGAGCTGCTGATCGAGCGGAACCACTCGCTCGATGACGTGCGCGGCTACACCCTGCGGCAGCTGCGGTTGTTCACCGAAGCTGCCGAGAGATCCCGCCGACGCGATCGCGTCGACCGCCTGGTCGATGCCCGCGCCGTGAAATACCAGAAGCGTGAGTTCGCCTCCTACCTCAAGGCCTTGCGAAAAGACCCATGACCACGCCCCAGACCAACCTGCGCGTCCGCATCAGCGGCGAGCTGTCCGACATCAAGCAGGGCCTGCTCGGCCTGCGCAAGGACCTCGAAGGCGTCAAGCGTGGTGCCCGCGAGGCCTTGAGCGCGGACAACAACCGGTTCGTCGCCGGCATCAAGCAGGTGCGCGCCCAGGTGGTCGGGTTGGTGGCCAGCTACGCGTCGCTGCAGGGCGTCCAGGCCTTCGCCCGGATCTCCGACCAGGCGAACCAGCTGCGCGGCCGGCTGAAGCTCGCCACACGTGACCAGGAGTCCTTCAACCGGGCCCAGCGGGACACGTTCGATATTGCCCAGCGCAACCAGACGTCGCTGGCCACCACCGTGGATCTGTACTCGCGCCTGAGTCGTGCGACCCAGAAGATCGGGCTGGGCGGGGCGCAGCAGTCGGCGCTCACCGAGACCATCCTGCAGGCGGGCCGACTCTCCTTCGCCTCGGAGGAGGGCCTGAACTCGGCCATCGTCCAGTTGGGCCAGGGCCTGTCGTCCGGGCAGCTGCGCGGCGAGGAGCTCAACAGCGTGCTCGAGCAGACGCCCCGCCTGGCGCAGGCGATACAGGACGGCCTGCTCGAGCTTGGGGTCAAGGGGGCCGAGAACCTTCGGGAGCTTGCCAAGGAAGGCCAGCTCACGCCCGAGCTGATCGTCAAGGCGATCCTCACGCAGCAGCAGCGCTTGGCTGCGGAGGCCAAGAACCTTCCGCCCACCATCGCGGGGGCCTTCACCCAACTGTCGAACGCCGTGCTGCGGTTCGTGCAGGACTCGAACGAGGCCAACACCGCCGCGCAGACCATCATTGCGTTCCTGAAGGCGATCGCGGAGAACCTGCCACTGATCGTCAGCACGATGGTGACGGCCACTCGGATCGCCGTGGCGTACTTCCTTCTGTTCCGGGCGGCCCCCGCCGCGATCGCCTTGGCGGCCGGTGCGCTTGAGTTGTTCAAGAACCAGGTCATCGCGACCCGGCTGGCTCAAGAGCTTGGAATCAAGACGGCGGTCACCTGGGCCTCTGGCCTTAAGGCGGCCGCAGGCATTGCGCTCTCTGCTTTCATTGGCTGGGAGATCGGCACGTACCTGAAGAACCAGTTCCTCGAGGTCGAGCTCGCCGGCATCGCGCTCACAAGAAACCTGATGATCGGCTTCGAGCTGCTCAAGCGCGGTCTCTCGGCAGTTTGGGAAACAATTACCTTCACCATCACGAACGCGCTGGCGATCATTCGCAACACAGCAGCAGATTCGTTCGCCCGGATGGCGGACGTGTCGGAGAAGACCGATATCTTCGGCTTGAATCGCGGCTTCGTGGCCAAGGCGCGGGAATGGTCAGGTGCGCTGCGCACCTCTGGCCAAAGTCTGGACGAACTCGGCGGAAAACTGGCAAAAATCACGGCCGACTCGCAGCAGCAGGTGGCCTCGATCGGCGCGGAGTTCGACGCCCTGGCGGCGGCCGCCATCGACGCGAAGCTGCTCGCCGATGACGCAGCGAACGCCGGCGGCGATACCGGCGCGCCCGTCGGCGGCGACGGCGACGGCAAGGTGCGCGCCGCCGTCAACCGCCTGGAGCTTCTGCAGGACGCCACCGAGCGCGCCCTGCGCGCCTTGGACCAGGCATATGCCGACGGCGAGATCAGCCTGCAGGACTACTTCCGCAAGCGAGCTGAGCTGGAAACCACGGCCATCGACCTGGCTATCCAGGCAGCCCGGGCAGAGTTGCAGACAGCCGAGTCCGTCGAAGCCCAGGGTAAGGCCCTGACCCAGATCGTGAAGCTGCAGCGCGATCGCGCGGAGATCGGCCCCCGCCTGGCCCGAGAGCAGGCCGCGGCCGAGCGCGAGCTGGCCAACGAGCTGCAGAACCTCGGCATCCGCCTGCTCGAGCTCGAGGGCAACACCGAAGCCGCCGCCGCCGTGCGGCTTGGCCAGCAGTTCCAGAAGCTGCGCGAGCAGCTGCTGCTGGAAGGCAATACCCTCGGCCTGGAGCTGATGGACCGCGTGTTCAACGCGGAGCTGGCGAAGCAGAAACTCGACGCGATCACCAGCCAGACCAGCGCGGCCATGGCCAAGTTGCGCACCGAGACCGACTATCTGGCCAGCCAGCAGGAAGTGGGTGGCCTGAGCCCGGTGGACGCAGAGCGCGAGCTGCAGCGCGTGCGCGAGGCCACGCTGGTCCAACTGCGCAAGCTCCGCGAGGAGGCCCAGGCGGCTTTCAATCAGAAGCCGGGCGACGACACCTTCGCTGCGCTGCGCGAACTCGACACGCAGATCCTGCAACTGATCGAGTCGCAGAAGCAGTTCAAGAACGCGGCCCGTCAGGAAGGCGTGACGTCGCTGCAGAACTTCTTCAACAACTTCGCCAACGGCGCCAAGCTCAGCCTGCAGAGCTTCAAGGACCTGGTGGTCGGCTTCATCCAGGGCCTTGCCCGCATGGCGTCCGAGCTGCTGGCCAAACAGATCATCTTCTCGCTGTTCGGGATGTTCGGTGGCGGCGGCGGACCGCTGTCGTTCCTGAAGTCCGGCGGCGGTGGCCTCAAGGCGATTGGCGTCAAGCACTCCGGCGGCGCTCCCGACCAGGGCACGAAGCGCATGATCCCCCGTGGCCTGTTCAACGCCGCCTGGGCCGACGCGCCGCGCTTCCACGAAGGCGTGAACCTGGCGGCCAACGAGATCCCGGCGATCCTGCAGGACGGCGAGCGGGTGCTCAGTCGTCAGCAGAATCGGGCGTTGGGTGAACAGGCGGGCGGCCAGAAGGTGGTGCAGCCGATCGTAGTCCTGGGCGAGCAGGCGCTGGCCGGCGCGCTGGCCGGCGCAGCGGGTCGCGAGATCGTGTTGACGCACGTGCGCGACAATCTCGGCGCCTTGGGCCTGTCGCAGCGATGACGGATCCGGTCTGGACTTTCGGCACCCACGGCCAGCTGCGCCAGACGCTGGTTTGGCTGACGGACGTGCAACAGTTCACGAGCGGACACGAGCAGCGCCGCCGGCTTCGCATCGCCCCGCGCCAGAAGCTGGGCTTTAGCGTTCTGCCCGATCCGGACCACCGCCGGTACCTCGAGACCCTGTTGTGGAGGCAGGGTGCGGCGCAATGGGACTTCCCGTTGGTCATGTACCCGCTGCAGCTGCAGGCGGAGCTTTCCGCGGGCGCCGTCTCCATCCCCGTGTTCGCGCCGTCCCCTGCATTCGTCGCCGGCGGTCGGGCGCTGCTGGTCGGGCTCGATCCCACGGTGGCCGAGGTGGTCGTAATCGATTCGGTCGGCGCCGCCCTCGAGCTCGTCGCCCCGACGGCGCTGGAATGGCCGGCCGGCACCGAGCTGTACGCGCTCCGACGCGGCCGCTTCCCTGCGGTGCCTCGAGTGCCGCGGTTCACCGGTGACGCGTCACTGGTAGAGGTCGAGGCGGAGCTGGCCGAGGCTGTGGACTACGCGGAGTCGCCTGGCGCCATCACATATCGCGACCTCCCGGTGCTGGAACTGACGCCAGGCTGGACGGCCGATCCCGCCCACCAGGCGGCCCGCGAGACCGAGATCCTGGACGAAGGCTGTGGGCCGGTGGTGGTCGAGGACCTCCCCGGCTTGGCGTTGCCCGTCCAGTCTTCCGCGCTGGGCATCCAGGGCCGCGAAGCCATCGATGGCTTCCTGGAGCTGCTGCACTGGCTGGCGGGCCGCTGGCGGGCGCTATGGATGCCGACCTACGCCCAGGACCTGCGCGTCACGGCGCCGATCGCAAGCGGCGCGACCACGATCGACGTCGCGTGGTGTGGGTTGACCGCGAACCCGGGGAGCATCAACCGGCGCGACATCCGGATCGAGCTGTCCGACGGCACCGTCCTGTACCGACGCATCACCGCCACCAGCGAGCTGAGCACGTTGGTCGAGCGCCTGACCATCGACAGCGCCCTCGGCGTGGCGGTAGCGGTCGCGGACGTCGCGCTGGTGTCCTTCCTCTGGCTCGCGCGGCTGGACCAGGACGTCGTGGTGCTGGACTGGTGGGCGCACGACACCGTGACCTGTTCGCTGAACTGGAAGGGGTTCCGGCATGAGTTCTGAGTCCCGGGAGTACTCGCTGACCGAGGGCATGCCGCTCAAGCTGTTCCGCTTCACGCGGGGGACCACGCACTGGCGCTACACCAACGCCGACCGCGTGATCGAGCACGACGGGCACGACTACCTGCCGCTGGCCATCAGCCACACCGAGGTGCGGGACACAGGCGAGGTGAACCAGGCCAGCATCGTGATCACTATGCCCAAGGACGCGCCGGTCGCTGCGAACTGGCATCCGTGGCCGCCGGGCGACACGATCACTGTCACGGTCTGGACGCAGCACTACGGCGAGACCGACGCGCTGGTGGACTGGCTCGGGCGCGTCGTATCGCCGCGCTGGAACGACAAGGAGCTGCGCCTGACCAGCGAGCCCGGGCAGACCCGCGGCCGCCGTGGCAGCCGCGGCCGTGTCTGGCAGCGCCCATGCGATCGCGTGCTCTACGGGTGCGGCGTGGATCCGGCAGACCACGAGCTGCCGGCGACGCTGAGCGACGTGACCGGGTTCACGCTGACCTCGGCTGCGTTCCTGGCACTGCCGGCGGGCCGGCTCGCCGGCGGCTTCGTGGAGTGGACCGACAGCGACAGCTGGATCCACCGGCGCACGATCGAAGAGCACCCGGGCGAGACCATCGTCATCGACTACGGCGGCCAGGACCTGGCCGACGGCCTCGAGCTCGTGGCGTACCCCGGCTGCGCCGGCACGTGGGCGGACTGCGAGTACTACGAGAACACCGACAACTACGGCGGTCACCTTTTCATGCCCGGCCGCAACTACTGGGACGGCAATCCGGTGCGCGAATGAAGAAGCCTGGCGATATCACAATCCGGCTGGAATGG